TTGCCAAACTTTCCTTCGAAAATAGTCTTTCCTTTATCAGAAAACAATACTAAGGAATATACAATTCAAGCAGTACAGAACGATAACGTAGCAACGTTGAACGTTGTTGGAAGTGAGCTTGTTGCAGAAAGCAATCAAGCATACAGTGTTGTGGGAACATTTACTGCAGGAATTGCAATTCCTACAATAGATAAGTTTCCTTTAATTCGAGACGGATATCAAATAGAACTTAGAGAAGAATCTGAGCTAATTCAAGGAAAGGAGTTTGTATTAGCTACTGTAACGCGTAACGGTACGATTGTTAATGTTGAAGATAAAAGACTAGACAACATCTTCAACTTCTTAACCCAAGACGTGCAGGCAACTAACTCTAGTGAGTTTGAAAGCGAGAACATAGCCTGTACAGAAGTTAAGTTCAAACCTAGTGCAGGAGCAGTCGATTCGAGTGATGTAAGAGTTGAGTGGGGAGTTCGAAGCGTTTCTTGGAGCGTAAATCCGACTACACGAAGATTAAGAATTTTCGATGGCAAAGGAGGTTCCTGGGACGACTTTTCAGAATTCACTGCAGGAGATTTTCAAGGACAATATGTTGTTTTCGAAAACGGACAGAGCTGTGAAATTTTAGAAAGTCAACTAATTGACGGAGACATTGAATTAGAGCTAGAATATCAGTCAAGCTATTTAAGTGACGGAGCAATTAGAATTGGTCCAGCAGGATTGATCGAACTTAGAGTGGTAAATAAGAGTAAGAACGTTACGTTTGAAAAAATTGTTCCAGGATTTGCAGGATTTGCACAGATACAGCTACCTCCAGGGACTTATAACATTAAATATAGACTAATTGACGATAGACAGATAACTAGCTTCAGGAACGTCAAAGAAAACAGTTATTTAGGAGAGAAAAGCTTCAATGACAATGGCTTTTTAATTACTGGAAGTGAAGTCAATAAATTTTCAACTGATGGAGATGTTGAAGTTACTGTTGCTGACAATTCGTTGTTCAAACTTCTAAATAGCATTGTGTTTCCAGGAGTAGTGTGGGATTACTCTGGCGACATAGCGAACATTCCAAGCGGATGGGTATTGTGTAACGGACAGCAAATAAATGCTCCAGGATCAATCTATAATGGACAAAATGCTCCAGACATACAAGGGAAAGTTACTGTAGGACAAAAATCTTCTGACAGCGATTTCGATACAGTAAAAGAGTCTGGAGGAGAGAAGTCACACACACTAACGGAAGACGAAATGCCTACTCACTCACACGAAGGAAATACAAATAGAGCAGGAAATCACTCGCATGATGGATTTGCTGTAGGACCTTATGATGGAGCTGAACTTAGTGGAGGATTTGACGGAGGACCTAATCTTTTTAGACAAAGGCCAATACAAGTGAACAATAATGGAGAACACGAACATACACTGAGTATTGAAAATAAAGGTGGAGGTCAGTCGCACAACAATCTACAACCGTACATAGTGATGTATAAAATTATGAAACTTTAACAGATGAAACTATACTATACAGGAGCTCCAGACTTCTTACAAGAGCAAGAAAATCCTCTTCAGTCTTTAGGAGGATACATTTCGAAATCTCCAGTTAAAAATGGAGGAGTTGCATCAATTTTCGGATCTATTTCACAGAAACTTCTTAGAGAGGGAAGTAAGGAGTACAGAATTGTTGCTTTAAAAAATGAAACAGAGTCAAGTAAAGCGATAACGCTATACTACTCCAATTTATCAAAGGATCCAGTATCTAGCTTTAAGATGGGATTGGTTGCACCAGCAACGGATGATTGTGAAGGCTTGTATGTGGAAAAGATAGCAAGTATATACAACAAGCCTGTAAGCGGATCATTTGCAGACAATAGAGGTGAAGCAAATGCGTTAAGATTTAGTATCGAACCTCAACAGTTTATAGGAATATGGATTGAGCGATCAATTAACAAATTCAAAGGATCACAGATATTGAGTTGTGAGAAAATGATAGCAGAATTCAACACTGAAGACGTAAATCAAGAAATCGAAGTTTCAATTCAAGATAGTGACGTAATAGGAACCTACTGGACGTTTAATACAGTAGATAGTAGAGTTTATGTATGGTATGATGATGAGAGTAATCCTTCAGTAGTACAAGTAGCTGACAGAGAGGGCATTCGAGTTAAGGTTTCGTCAACTGACACCGAAGAGCAAGTTGCTCAAAAAACTCTCACAGTTCTTCAGTCAATTGTTGAAGAAAGAGGTGAAGCAACAGTCACTGTTCAAGGAACCACTTTAACAATAAAGCAAACTCAATCAGGAAAGGTGGAGGAGCCTAACGTAGGAACTTCACCAATAATGCTTTCACAAGAACAAGGACAGTCGTCAGTTCAAGAAACTTTAGAATCTTTAGAAATAACCATAGATTATTTGTAATCAAAAGATATTTGTTCTATATTTATGAAATGAAGATTAGGACAGTGGTTTATCAATTATATAGCGACTTTGTTGTAAAGTTTTATAGCCTAGAGGATTCGATAGATAATTATACAAAGTCTGGAGACGTTATCGTTACAGACTTTTTGATTGAATTACATAAAAAGATAGGGCTACAATCGATTGGAGTAAAGGACATCTACAGATACCTAATATTTCAATTTGATTACTGGAGCTCTAAACAAGTTTCGTTTGGAGACAAAATTACTTTAAAGAGAGTGTTCGGAAAGTCTTCACTAAAAAGGTATTTTGAGAGAAGTGTAAATTTTTCTTGGTACAATGCAGAACTGAATCTTAGCCAATATCAAATCGAACCTTCAATGATATCTCAATATCAAATCAAGAAGCTGAAAAACTTTTCAGAGCTTGATCCACAAGAAGAGATGGAGAAGCAAAGACACTTAAATCAAGACGAAGGGCTAAGAAATTGCATTGAAGGAACTACGCTATTTAACCATAGAAGTCCTTCATGTACGACATGTAGAGTTAGAGACGTATGTAAAAAATTGTTGAAGAAAAATTATTTAGGAATATATATCGATAGAGGATATGATAGGTAGTAGAGAAGTGAAGCGATGTGCAAAGTGTGATTGTGGAGAGAAAAGGTTGATTGTTAACAAAAGACACAGTCTTTGTCAAGAAAAAAATAGAGAGAGGCTGGATCATAACAGCGGAGAAGAGAGGGTCGTTCAACGAAAGCTCGCTGCCAAATCTCTCACATCAAACAAAGGACTTTCTCCAGGCAAAAAGAGGTTGGGGCTGTCCAAAAAGAAGAAGGATACAAATACATCTTACAAGAAAGTGTGTGAGCAGATTGGTGAAGAAAGAGGAATGGAGTGTGAAGGTTGTGGAACGCATCAGAGGCTAAGCTTTAGTCACTTATCTCCTAGAAGTAGAAGACCTGACTTAATTGACGATCCAAGGAATATTCATATTCACTGTATGGACGGAGATGGTGTGGTAGGTTGTCATACAAAGTATGAGGCAGGAGATTGGGAAGAGCTTAATGACAAATGGACGATCGTATTTTCGCTAAGAGAAATTGATCCAGAATATTTAAGAATAAAAACGATGAATCAATGAAGGGACATTTAACATATGCAGCAGCAGAATATGCTCAAGACTCTGATAGTAGAGGAGTAAGGCCAATTAGCTCAGTTGATGGACAGATCATTACAGAACTGATAGAACTTTTACAAGTTAAGGGACAGGGCGACATAGCTAAAGTTCTTGATCGATGGAAAGCTATTGATGATCAAGAAATATTAGACCATATAGTCGATTTGTCTAAAGGGGAATTAAGTGCCCTAGATAGTGAGATTTTAGAATTTAAAGATACGAAAGTAGCATTTATTCAAATAAAAAATCATATCTTTGAAGCACATCAATTATTTAGTATAGAAACAAAGTCGTCATACAAAAATGGGCGATCATTATATTGTCTAATCATTAATGGAGTTGACGAAAACATGACATCAATAAGAGGTGTAAAGAAAACAAACGTCATCGTAGAATACTACTCCGAAAAGCAATTAAACAATGAAGTAGAATCAATTAAAAAAAAGCTAACTGAATACTCTAACTGTGTATTCTTATAAGACGTATTATGAGCAAGAAAATAGATATCAATGAGAAAACAGATTTCACTACTGCAGCGCTAGTAGATCACCTCAACAAAGAGTTTGGATCAAAGGAAACAGGAGAGCTGTTTACTTTAGGAGACGTTCAACAATACTTGAGAAGAGGGTTTCTTCCAAAAAAATATGGAAACAACACTTTAGAGAGAATTGAAAACGCTCAAGTTGGATTGAAGTTGATAAGACTTCGTCCTGACAGTAAGGGAAAGCTGAAGCAAGACTAACCACATAAACAATTGTAAATGAAAGTAGCAAACATCGCTATCTGGGATCTAGAGACTGGAGGACTGAAAAAAGATAAACATGCAGTGGCAGAGATCGCCATCATCATCATCAATTCTGAAACATTAGAAGAGGTAGATAGGTACGAAGCGATCATAGCACCGTACGAATTGCCTAATGGAGAAATGGTTCAGTATGATCAAAGAGCGTTAGACTATAACGGACTGACTATGAGAAGGATTGAGGCTGGAGAAGACCCTAAAACAGTAGCTAGAGCAGTTCGTGATTTATGTAAAAAGCATAAAATAGGATTGCGTGGAGGTAATGGAAAATTAATTCCTGCAGGACACAATTTAGAAGCGTTTGATATACCTTTCTTCGAATACTTTCTGTCTTTATTTAAAATAAAGTACAGTGACCTATTTCAAACTTGGTCATTAGATACGTTATGGGTGACCAGACTAAAATGGGTTGCTGACGGAAGTATTTTGAATCACAAATTAGGAACTGCTTGTGAAACCGCTGGAGTTCCGTTAATAGATGCCCACAGGGCAATGAACGATGTCGAAGCTAATACAGAACTAGTTCGATTCTTTCTAAGATTATTGAGAGGGGATGGACGGTCTGGAGAAGCTGTGATGGCTACTGTAAAGGAAAGGGCTAGAGCAACTTTCAAATTTTAATGGCAAAGAAACACAACAAAGCACACATACCAGCATCCCCTGTCGCAGTAGACAATCAAGTCCCGCTATCAATAAATCAGCTTGACGACGTGTACTCCATAGTACATGAAATGATTGAAAACTTAGATGAGGCTGCAATTAGTGAATTAAGTGGAGGTCAGAATCTAAGCATTGATCAAATCATAGATACTTTAATTGACGAAACCGCTGCAGTCGTTGCATCTAAACACTCAACATTACAAACAGGATCTTTTGGATATTTAGAGAAGTTTACTGACGAAGTCGAAGAGACTTTGCGATGTAAGAGCTTAAACTATTTCATAATATCTGTTTTGCCCGAATTTATTTTAGGTTGGCATAACATAGAGTGGTCAAACCTAATTCAAATTAACAGATTGCTTTGTGTACTAGCAGCACGTGATCACGGAAAGTCTTACCACTTTAGCTTTGCATATCCTCTGTGGCAGATGTACAGATATAAGCGCAAAGGAACTCATCTAAATCCAACACCGAAAGAGTTTCAAATGGCAAGAGAGGGTCTTTTGATCACTAACGAATTTGGACTTGCTCGTCACTTTTTGGCTATGATCAAAGAAGAGATTGGAGCGAACGATATCTTGAGAAATAGACTGATGCCTGATTCCAAAAGAGAGGGTTGGGGAGCAGAGAAGATTGTTTGTAAGAACGGAGCTTCATTGGCAATAAAGTCTGCAGGATCCAAGATTAGAGGCTATCATCCCACATATATCGTACTAGACGACTTTCTAAACGAATCGTCTTTGTACAGTCAAGATCAACGAGACAAATACTGGAACACTTTTAGTGCTGTGATTCTGCCAGCACTATCTCCTGGAGGGCAGATGTTGATTGTAGGTACTCCATTTTTTGAAAAAGATCTATATGCACATCTGAAAGATACTGGAAAGTATAGGGTCTTTGAATATCCAGCAATATTTCCAAATGGAAAATTGCTCTTTCCTCAAAGACACACCTTCGATTCCTTAATGGAAAAGAAACAGATTCTCGGTTCGCTAATATTTTCGAGAGAGATACTAGTCAAGCCCATATCGGACAGCGCTTCGATTTTTCCTTACGACAGTTTGAGAAATGCAATCAAAGGACAGGATTCGGTAGATGTGACTCCAAACATAGATTCTAGCGCAAGAAGGTT